CTTCGCCTTTGCTAAATCCTCGTGTCCGTTTTTCAACGGTGCTCTAGACAAGTATTTGATTGCATTACCTATTGCGAATGCTAATTGTGGTGGGTACTGTGCCGTAACTTGTTCGATAAAATCTATAATTTCAATGTCGCCGTATGTGTAATGCGCCGGTTGCTTAACATTGTCTTGCGTTTTGTTCATTTCTACTTTTCTGTTACTGATTATGCTCATTATGCTTCCTGCCATTTCTTAAACATTTGGTCAAAAGTAACATCGAACCAATACGAATCACGTGAATGTTTTTGAGGCACATCAAACAAATGTGGCTTCTTTCTTCTTAGCTCAGCTTCTTTACGTCGTTGCCTAGCCATTTCACGTTCTCGCTCCAAAGCTTTTGTTATTTGTATTTCTCTATAGTCATTCAGCTTCATGCCGAAAGGTGCATCAATTGCTTCCGACATCTCCCAACCCTTCGCAACTCTATTTCTAACTATTTCAGGCGTGAGCCCTTTCTTTTTCATCTGCTCATTTTCATATTCAGTGTATTTAGAAGGTATCTTTTCTTGTGGTGGCGCAATAAGCGCATCACCTGTTATTCCTTTTGATATTCTGTAATTAAGTAGTCCTTTGCTTAGGTTGTACTTTTTAACTATTTCGCTAACAGTCATCATCTTGCCGTCAACCTTTACTTTCTTAGGCTTTACTACATTTTGTATTAAGTCTTTCCCTCTCGCCCCTCTGTCGTACCTAGTAATTAGTGTTGATACTTTGATGTCGTATTTATCAGATGCATCAATAAGCGTCATCAACTTACCGTCTATTCTCACTTTCGTATTTATGCCTGCCATTTATTCCACCTCTACATTTACATTTCTAATTTTTAAATTGTCATACTCTAGTATTTCGTCAGGATTGTTATATAAGTAATCTGCCAGCGATTCTTTTTCTTTATCCACATCATCAAAATACTGATATTCAACTTCTGTAGGTATCCTTATATCAATCGTTGCGTTTATATATGCTTGTTGTTGCATTAAATCACTTCATTTCTCTTTTTCTTTTACGTCTGACTTTCACTAAGTCTTCATATGCTATCCATTCTTGACCTGTGTATTTAGGCGCTTTACATATCCACGTTAAATTCACATCTCTATACTGATATCTGAATATCTTCGCTTTGATGTTGGCAACTTCAGTCGCCTTACCTTTAACGTCTACAACTTCAACCAGTTTGCCATCCTTCCACAAAGAGAAATCAGCTATATACGTAATCGGTCTTTGTTTCCCAAATTTAGGTTGTAGTTCGAATTTCGGTTGTATTTCTATATGGTCATAGTTAGTACCATTCATATTACTTTCTAAATATTGGTAATATTCACACTCTACTTTGCTATCAAATACAATTCCTTTGTACTCAACTTTCTTAGCGTTGTATTTACTCATCGTCCACCTCTAAATATCAAATATCGTTGCTTGTAAACCTAGCTCTTGCTCATATAGAAGTCCGTGAGCGCCTTTAAATCGTTTTAGGTCACTATCAGTCATAATTTTCTTTTCGTCGCTAAAATGGGCTCCTGTGAGCGAATAAACTTCATTTACGTTGTCTTTATACTTGATGACTTTGATATCTTCCGTGCCATCTTCTCGGTATAAGTAATATTTTTCTTTCGGCATTTTTAACACTCCTTAATATTCGACGATAGCGGGGCGTGTGTGACGTTCTGCAAGTTTTTGGATAAATAGGTCATATAACTTGTTTTCGTCTCCCTGTGCCTCGTCTATGAGTTTCTGAGCGTACACATCTGAACACTCAAGTTTAGTTTTTAAAAATTCTTTGGTAATCATAGTTTTAAACCTCTAGTCCTGTAATCTTGACCGTCCATCTTGATAAGCGTTGTGTTGCTCATGATTCTGCTGAATATACGTTGTAAGTCTTTGTTTTTTGTCATTTCTTTTTCGTCCAAGTTGGTAGTAAAAATGTTGTGTTTGCCTATTCTACTTTCGATAAGCTCGAACATCTTACTAGTAGCGAATTCATTCATGTTAATACCGTAATCATCGAATACCATCAAATCGACATCGCTTATAATTTGAGCCAATTCCTGTTCGGTCATAGCAGTTTGGTTGTTATAAGTGTTTTTAATTGTTGATATCAATTGAGGTACATTCATATATAGCACTGTGTAGCCTTTAGCTTTTACCGATTTAACAATGCTCATAGATAAGTGTGATTTACCTGTACCGAATGAGCCTTGAATTAGTAGCGATTGTTTATTATCTAACGTGAAATTGTTTGCGTAACGTTCACATAAGTTTTTTGCATACTCTAGTTGGCTATTAGTTGGATTGTAATTATCAAACGTTGCTTTCGTTAGATCTTCGTTCATTATCGATTGTTTAAATATGCGTTCTGCTTTTCTACGTCTATTTCTCTTGTGATAGTTTTCAGTTGATTGTTTGGCGAACTCTATCATTTCGCAGTCACAACCATGTTTGAATTCTGAACCGTCATCAAATTTGTAATAGTCGTACTTACGTCCACAGTTCTCGCATTTCAAATCAAATGCTTGTTCAATGATTTGCTTCTTCAAAGTTGGTTTCTTTGCTAAGTTCTGGAATGGCTCCACTTTCTCACTCCTTTAAAACGGTAAATTTTCTATACTTGATTGCGATGCACGCTGGAATACATCTATATATTGATTAGATTCGTTATTAATTTTCGCTGTTTGGTTTTTATAATTATCAAAGTTTCCACTAAATAACGTTTTAGGTCGCAAATACTCATCCATTTTCGGATTGCCTTTCCATTGGGCAGTCATGTTATCAATAACTGTAAAGAAATCTTCTTTTGAATTATCTTCGTTAAATCTAGCTTGTATTAGTTTTTGATTAGCTTTAGATTTATGGCTAAACTTCTTCCCAGTCTTTTCGTTAAGATAATCAATAATCTCTTTATATGGGATGCGTGTCGGGTTGCCCGACAATATATCTATTCTATTTATATTGTTATTACTTGTATTATTAATACTTGTATTATTCTCTTTAACATTTGTGATAATAGGGGTATTAACAGAATTGTTAATAGGGGTATTATCATTTGTGTTAATAGGTCTTATCATTTCTGTTGAGGGGTATAACTTTCTTTGTTTAATTTCATTACCGTTTCTAATGATTTCAACATGTAAATATCCACATTCTTTTAAGTTGGCTATACGGCGTGATACGGTAACTTTTGTCACTTCATATAGTTTCGCAAAGTAACCATTACTTGCTGTGCAGTATCCGTACTTGTTACTTAAAGACGTTATTTCTGCAAAAAGTAGTTTTTCACTGTCAGTAAGTCGATTATCATATCTGACATTTGCTGTAATTATTGAGTAGTAACTTGGTTGATCAGTCATATCGATTCCCCTTTCTGGTATAATTTTTCTGAATGCTTTTGCATCAGATTGGAGGTGAAATATAATGTATAAGGACTATTCTTCGTTAGTACAATTCCAGTTAGACAAAATTACTAAAGTGCCTGATATTAAAGTAAACATACCTACTCCGACTCTAAAACTGGCTGATATCGAGCATTTAACAACTCTTAGTCGCACTATAAATTCTTTGGAGCACCAAATTAAAGTTGCTACAAGTTTTTCTAACAGCTCTTACCTTAGAAAAAATATTGAGATTGCTCGTAAAATTTCAGAGCGTACTTCCGTTATTCAAAATTCACCTAAGTTAAATATAGAGAAGATAAAAAGCGCAACCGAATTAAAACCCATTAATATAAAAATACCTGATTTTTCAAAGTCATTATTTTCTGAAGAAACCTCTGACTTTGTTAAAAAATCGATAGATGTAGATAGTAAAACTATAGATACGACTTTCAATCTTTTGCGTTACGAATATGTCAAAAACACGCTTATTAACGCTAAATCTATCCGTCGGATCGAATGGGAACCTGTAACGGCTGGGTTCAGAGAATACATGACACAAATACAAACCTATAATGCTCAATGTGATTCTAATCAGGACAAAGAAATCCAAAAGTTATCACCTCAGCTTTCTTTATTAATATCGTCATTATTTCAAAGTAGTTTATTTGAAGATTTAAAGCCTTTTATAACTTTTCTTGCAAATGAACTTTTACCTTTTATGCCTCCCGGAATTCGAAACACTATGTTGTTAGCTATAATTTTTGTGGCTGCTTTTAACAAGTTGGATAAAGACTAATTTTGAATTATTGGTTTTGTTTATCACATTCCTAATCTCTTCCGCCAAGATTACGATTAGGAGTGTATTTTTATTACTCTTAGTCTATTCATTCATTTTTCTCTCCTTTCAACATTTTGTTTAATCTCTCATCAACTTTTATCCACGAGTCATGCAAGTGATATTTATCATCAAATGACTTAACACCCATCTGATGTTGCTCGTTGTGATGTTCGCGACATAACGCTAATACATGTTTGTCGTAGTGATTCATCTTGTTTCTGTTCATGCCTCTACCTACTGCTTCATAATGTGCTAGGTCAGCGTGAGGCTTTCCGCATATAATGCAATGACGCGTAACAGTTGCCCAATAAAGATAATTTTTATCTTCTTTCATCAATTTGCTTGTTTTATAATTTAATGGAATCGCATTTGTAAAAATCCACTCAAACATCGCTTCTATAATTTGCTTAGCTATAGTTCGAGAACAATTTGATAAAGATATGCGTTCTTCATAGCCATACAGAAACTTCACATAATCTTGGAACATTTGTCTCATATAATCTCGAGGCTGTCCTGTATGAGCTTCTATATCGTTACACAATGCGAATATCAATTTACGTTGTTGTCCAGTAATTTGAAACGGATCTATAACGTTTACATCTACTTCCACATCAAATCCGTTATCAAGTAGTAATGTTTCTTTATTGCCTAATTCAACATCCGAGATGACAACTGTTGTTGTGCCGTCGTCTTGAGTGATATAACTAGTAATTTTCGGCATTTATATCAACTTCTCAAATTTATATTTATTACCATGTATATCAGTAACATCTTTGTGATTATTTTTTATTTTGTCGCTAATATAACTATGACTTCTGCCTAAGAATTTTCCTGCTCTACTCATACTTATAAATTCATATTCGATACCTAAATGATTAATAAGTTTTACAGCCATATTGGTATGCATTAATCCTGTTTCAAATGCATGCCTATTATTTTCCAAGTGATTACACCATTCAAGATTTTCTACATTGTTATTTTTGGGGTTCCCGTCAATATGGTTAATACAATTTTTACCTTCTATCATTGGTATAAAGGCGAATGCCACTAATCTGTGGACTAAAAAATCTTTGCGTTTACCATTTTTCCAAAGGGTTACTCTTACATCTCGGCCATTAGGTGTTTTATCTTTTAAATAACGCTGTTTCCAATGCCTCCATTTTTGATAACGGTTAGACCAAGTAACTTTATTTTTGTGAGTTCTAACTCTACCTTTACTGCTTACTTCGTATATGCCCTCGTAACCTACAACATCTTTCCATAATTCGTTCATCTAACGCCTCCTAAAAAGGAAGATCCTCTATAGAGTCTGCGTTGTTATCAAAAGGATTATTACCAGTTTGAGTTTGTCTTTGTTGATGATAATTGTTGTTTGGTTGTTGGTTGTTATTCTTCGGTTCTAGGAATTGGACACTGTCACATACAACTTCGGTAACGAATACACGACGACCTTCTTGATTTTCATAACTACGTGATTGTAGGCGTCCGTCAACACCAGCTAATGATCCTTTTGATAAATAGTTATTCACGTTATCTGCTTGTTTTCTAAAAGTTACACAATTAATAAAATCTGCCTCACGTTCTCCTTGTGCGTTTGTGAATGTTCTATTGACTGCAAGAGTGAAAGTAGCTACACTTACACCGTTTGGCGTTGTTCTGAATTCTGGGTCTTTTGTTAAGCGTCCTACTAAAACTACTCTGTTTAACATTATCGTTTTCCTCCAGTAATTGTTTTTGCGTTATTTCGTATTTTTTGAATAGCTTCTGCTGCTTGTTTTTCTGTTAATTTATAGTTATTTATGTCGAATTTTTGTTCTACTATATTTTGTGGCGCTTCTTTATCCGTGCCCTTTATCAATTTAGTGAAACTTATAACCTCTTTCTTTAAAATCCCTATAGTTTCGCTACTTGCCCATTGCGTTCTAGTTTGCTGTTTTGGATTATTATTTTTTCCACTTGCTTCATTTCCGTCATCTTCTTGGTCACTAGTAATACCGAAAATCGCAGATAGCGAATAACGTTTAAGATAACTTATTAACGAGCCTGCTCCTTGTGGCGTATTCTTTTCTGCATTCATAAATACAGGATCATACTCGATATATTCACCGCTTTCATGCATAAGCATTGTAGCGACTCCTACGCGCCCGTCTACATCGTTCAAAGCCCATTGAGTATAAGACAGTCCATGAGGTGTTGCGGCCTTGTCAATGGCTTCTACAACGTTCTCAAGAGGTACGTATTTTGATTTAAAAAATGGATTGTTTTTATCTTTGAGCGGTTGTTTTACTTCCTTGCGAAATGCAACCATAGCTTTATTTATTTCAACAACTGTTTCTGATTTATTCATCACTTAATCACCAGACTTTCTGTTACCTTTAATTCAACGCCAGGAATATCTTTCCCAGCTTTCAAATCATCGATTAGTTGCTTAGAATTAAGTTTCGGGGCTTGTGATAGCCAATAATCCTTTGGAATAAGTTTTTCATCGATAATATTTTTACTAGCTCCGTTTTTGCGTTTAAAAATATGATTAGTAGCTGTGCGGTAACTATCTACTTCTTGTGTTTCTAACATTTCTTTTAAGTAATCTCTTAATCGATCAGTTAAATTTTGTTTTTGTTTTTTTAAATTTTGAAGTCGTTTAATCTCTTTATCTATGACATCTATGTCACCTAAAGTTTCACGTCTCCAATTGACAATGTTATCTACTTTGACATTCATTTCTGCTTGAATAGAATCTAATGTGTCTTTTAATAATGTTTGGTCTAATTCATCTTGATTAGACAACTCTTTAAATGCTTCTGATAACTCATATAGATTAGACATCGCTTAACACCTCCCCCGCTAGCATCTTTTTAGCTTTCTCGTATCTAGCCAATATTGTGTTATCGTCATCTACATTGTTGTGCATATTTATTGATGCGACTTTTCCTAAATAGTCATCGCTGTAGTGCCAGACCCATATAACGTTGTACTTATAATCAACTTGATAAGAAGTGCTTTGTACACGTTCTATTAAGTCAATTGCCATTCGTTTAAATTTATGTGGTTTCATATCGCACCTACCATTTCATGACTAAGTTAATTAGTCTGTCATAATCATCTGCGTTTTCTTCAATCCATTCGTAAATAGATTGATTTAATATGTCTAATGCTGTGTATAGATCGTTCTCATTAGTTATGTTTATGCCGTCGATAAACTTATCTTCTAAATCTAAGATATTCACCAGAATGCTGTGGTCCTTCTTCTTAACTGCTAATTTAAAATCAAATCCGTCTACATTAATTACCTTCTGACATACATCGCCTATTTCGTAATACATCTTGACTTCCTCCGTTTTTCGTTTTATATTTAACTTGAATTTTATTTCTTAAATACTTTTCTGTTACTTGTTGGCGCAAGTAGCAGTTTTTTTATTCTTCATAAAAGTATTCTTTATAGAATATGAATGTTGCGATACTTGCGAATCCTGCAATTGACCACGCTGTAGTGAAGTATAGAAACGGCATGAGTACAATCGCTAAGACTGTAAAGCACAGTACTGCTATTAAGTAGCTTTTATAAGTTTTACTCATTTGATAACTCCCTCCTGCCTTAATACTTCATGGATAATTCCGAGCTCGTACATTTTGTTAAACCAATAAGTCGCCATTTCTTCACTCATTTTTAAGCCCTCCTATATTCCATTTTCAAATTTCATTTCAATTTGCTTAATTCTGTATAAAGTAGCTTGTGACGGGAACCAATTAGCAATCATTTCAATTACATCATCGAAATGTTTTTGTCTTACGTTCGTTCTTGAACTCGCGCCAGTCATCTTTTTCACTTCTGAATTAATATCCCTGAATAATTCGCTACGTTGTTTTTGGTTTGTTATCGCATGTAGCCTTTGGATATGTGCAACTCTTTGGTTAATAGTTCTAGTTAAGAAATTGTAATCTCCCGCATCCAGTTTTTGATTTTCTTTCAAATCAATAACATCATCTTTCACGTTTTTAATTTCTTGTTTAGTTTCTTCTGTAGCTTCAAACATTAACCTCAATGCTTGCATCGAGTCGCTAGGTACTTGGTACGCTCCTGTTTTTCTTAAAGTTGGTAAAACTTCCGAAGTTACCCAACGTTTGAACCGCTTCGCATTTTCTAATTTGCTAGAAAAGATTAAACTGTATAGTCCTGATTCGTTGATGATCGTTACATTTCTGTTTTGACCTGCCGTCGCGATTTGCGACGGCAGCTTATCTTCTGCATCAACATGTTTTGACAAAGCATCTCGTCCGTTTGCATATCCTAAAATGTCAGCAACATCTTTTCCTATAAAATATGGTTCTCCGTCAACCTCTAATGTCCTTACTGGCAATTCTTCAAAATTAAATGTTTGTAATTCTTGCATTTCAGCTTCCCCCCTTTATCACTTAAAGTGATATTAATATTAAATTTTTTTAGCCTTTATATAATCAACTTCTGTGTTGAATAATTTGGCTAAAGCATACAATTGTAAGCCTTTTAATTCTGCGTCATCTTTTTCCCATCTTATTACAGATTGTTTAGTAACGCCTAATTTATCAGCGACATCTTGTTGTGTCATATTCGAATTAGTTCTCCAGACCTTTACAGAGAACTCTTTAAAATTTTCTGGCATTTCGTATCACCTCCCGTTGACATTTACAACTATACTATCACTTAAAGTAATATGTCAACACCTAAAGTGATATTTATTTCAAAAAAGTAATATTTTGTATTGAAAAGTGATATTACTTATGGTAAATTAGTATTACATTAAGTAATACTAAAGGAGAAAATTATGGAATATAAGAGTGCTAGAAAAATTTTATCAGAGAACTTAGAACAACTTATGAAAGAGAACAACATTACTCAAGTAGAATTGTCTGAAGCAATCGGGGTAAGTCAATCAACAATCTCTAACTGGCTTAAAGAACTTAAATATCCTAGAATATCAAAAGTCCAACAATTAGCAGATTACTTTAATGTACCTAAATCGAGAATTACAGAAGAAAGAAGTATTCATCAAGAAACTATAGCCGGTCATGCAAATAAAGATGAATTTACTCCCGAAGAATGGGAAGAAATCGAAAACTTTATGCAATGGGTTAGAGATAGAAAGAAATAAGACACCAAAGGGGTTTGGCGCATGGGAAAATACGAAGAATTGCTTATGAAATGTGAAGTTGAAGTGAAAGAAACACAAAGAGTACCTCGAGGATTCGATGGTTGGTATCAAGAAGGAGAAATTTTTATTAGACCTTCCCTATCCGAAAGAAACAAATTAGAAGTATTATATGAAGAACTTGCCCACCACAAGTTGACGTATGGCAACATTTTAGACCAATCAAAATGGATTAATAGGAAATTTGAAAATTATGCACGTAGACACGGTTTTACTTCAGCTTTACCGCTACGTGAAATTGTAGAAGCTTATAATTATGGCGTACGTAACTTGTATGAGTTATCCGAATACCTACAATTAAGCGAAGAATACATATTGGAGGCGATAGAACAATATAAAAAGATATACGGTATTGGTACTCACTACGGCGAATATTCAATTACATTTGAGCCGTTGCGAGTTTTTAAATATAAAGAAATATGAGAAAAGGAGTCGTATAAAAGATGAATCAAGTTTCTAATGATAAGTTAACAGTTAAAGAGTCTTGGACTGCCGGAAAAATTCGAGGGAAGTTAAATAAAGGTCAAAAACAAGTATTTGATCGTATGTCAATTTCTGAAAAACGTGATATTATCGCAAAATTTAATAATAATATCCCTTTTGAAGTAGAAGAAATTGAAAGAAATCAGGAAACGAAATACAAAATTATCGAAAAAACTTTAAATAAACGCGAACTAAATACAATGTCTGAGAGCGGTAAAGATATGTTGTTAAAAAATAAAGTTGGTCAATTTATAGATAGCTTTTCAACGCGTTTCAGTAGTTCGTTTTCTAATCCTAATAACGCTGGTCAAATGTTTACTTATGAAATGATAAATCAAAACTTCGTCTTAATAGAGATGTTAGACGAACATCTTAAAAATGAAAATAAAATCATAGAGCAAAACAACGAAGTCATAGATTTATTAAAACAAATAGCAAATAAAGGAGTGTAAAACATGAAAAGATTATTATATTTAATTTTAGCTAGCGCGTTAGTATTAGGTGCATGTGGTAGCAACGACGGCGATAAGAAAGAGGAAAGCAAGAAAGCGGAAACAAAGAAAGAGAACAAAGACAAAAAGAAAGAAACTAAAGACAAAGCAGAAGCGAAAAAAGAAAATGCTAATCAAAACGATAACAATAATCAAGTAAACAACGATAACAACACAAATGTTAATGATCATCAACAAACCAATAACACATCTAAGCAACAGGTACAGAAGAATCTTCCAGCTACCAATAATGGACAACAAGCACAACCACGCGACCCAAACGAACCTAGTTACGAAGAATATTTAAATGCTAAAAGAGCCACTGAAGAAATGGAAAATAATCCGGACAAAAACCAACATGCTGGAGGTGGTCCAGGAATGTCGTTAACACACCCTAATCAATCATATGATAGTTTTAGAAAAGAAGTAGGAAAAGCAAGAAGTGAAGCAATAGTTGTTCAACAATAAAATTTCGGGTAGCTCGCCTACCCTTATTATTTTTTGCCAATTTTGAGGAGGGAACACATGAAAGTAGCAATTTACACTAGAGTTTCAAGCGCTGAACAGGCAAATGAAGGGTATTCTATCCACGAACAAAAAAGAAAGTTAATTTCATTTTGTGAAGTTAACGACTGGGATCGATACGAAGTATTTTCAGACCCAGGCGTTTCTGGCGGTTCAATGAAAAGACCATCATTACAAAAGTTGTTTGATAGATTAGAAGAATTCGATTTAGTACTAGTATACAAATTGGACAGATTAACACGTAATGTTAGAGACTTACTGGAAATGTTAGAGGTTTTCGAAAAAAACAATATAGCTTTTAAAAGCGCAACAGAGTTATTTGACACAACTTCTGCTATAGGCAAGTTATTTATAACAATGGTTGGTGCAATGGCAGAATGGGAGCGTGAGACAATACGAGAGCGCTCTTTAATAGGAGCTCGTGCAGCAGTTAGAAGTGGTAAGTATATTAAAGTTCAACCTTTTTGTTATGACTTAGTAGATCAAAAATTAAAACCTAATCAATACGCTGAATATATTCGTTTCATAGTGGATAAGTTACTGAGCGGTAAGAGCGCTAATGAAGTTGTTAGGCTGTTAGAAAGCAAGAAGAAACCACCTGGTATAACAAAATGGAACAGGAAGACAGTACTTGGGTGGATGAGAAACCCGATTTTGCGAGGACATACCAAACATGGAGATTTACTAATAAAGAACACGCATGAGCCAATCATAAGCGAAGATGAACATTCAAAGATGCTTGATATTATTGATAAAAGGACACATAAATCTAAAACAAAACATAATTCTATATTTAGAGGTGTTATAGAGTGTCCGCAATGTCAAAACAAACTCTACCTAGTTAGCTCGATACAAAAACGTGCTAATGGAGGATCTTATGAAGTTAGACGTTATACTTGTGCAACATGTCATAAAAACAAAGAAGTTAAAGATGTTTCATTCAACGAAAGCGAGATTGAAAGAGAGTTCATCAATACTTTACTAAAAAAAGGAACAGATAACTTCATGGTAAATATACCTAAACCAAAAGATTATGATATTGAAAATAATAAAGAAAAAATATTAGAGCAACGCGCAAATTATACCCGCGCTTGGTCATTAGGATATATCAAAGATGAAGAATATTTTGTATTAATGGACGAAACAGATAAGTTATTGAAAGATATTGAAGAAAAAGAAAGCCCTCGAATTAATATAGAATTAAATGAACAACAAATTAGGTCAGTTAAAAATTTATTAATCAAAGGCTTTAAAATGGCGACTGCAGAAAACAAAGAGGAATTAATTACAAGCACCGTCGATTTAATTAAAATAGATTTTATCCCTCGAAGGTTAAATAAAGAAGGTAATATTAATACAGTTAAAATCAATGAAATACATTTCAAATATTAA